TTGTACTTTTGTGCGGTTAAGAGTTATCCTTCTGATAAATAAAAAGATGCGGGCGCACAATATTTGTACAACTCAGTACAACGCCCGCACTATTTTTACTTCATTAACAAATCCCATCCGGCTTCAATATCTGCCATGACTGCGGGAACTCCGTTTTCTACTTGGCTGATGGCCGAGGCAAAGGCACACATTGTAGCTTTGTCGTCGATGTCTGGAATATAAGTAGATGGTACCTGCATTTCACTGCATACACGGGTAATATATCCTGATGTATTGTTTTCACAGGGTGGTGCATATCTGTTTATAAACTCAGCAATAGTCTGTCGGTTATGCAGTTTCCGGTAGTTTTGCAGTATCTTGATCAAAGCACGATAGCCGTATGCCATCGAAATAAATTGCTTAAAACTTTCGTCTTGGCTGGGTACAATCTCACCTTGCCATTTATCCCGGTCATGTCTAATATTACCGGGATTGTTGTTTCGTAATCCTCTACTCATTTTCTTGTTTTTTCTAAATGTTAATCATATATTTACAGCGCCTTTGTCAACCAAATATCAATTGAAGTACCATCTTATAAACTGTACGATTCGTGAGAACCGTGCAGTTTTATTTTTTAGTCAATGAACTCTTCATACAGTACCTCCATAAAATCGGCGCTTTTCATTGATCCGGGAATGATCATATTCTTACCGTTATAGGGCATACACAGATCAAGATTATAGCTTTCAGCGGTATTGACATTCAGAATTTCATCGAACTCTTTCTGAGTAAATTTCTTTTCTTCCATCTCCACCTCTTCATCCAACTTCTCAGATTTGAAGTTAGTGACCTCTTCCATATACTTGTTGAAAATTGGCATGAAAGCTTCATGCTTGTCGTATTCCTCTTCAGTGAGGGCAGATTTTAGCATTTCAGGAGTGAGGTTACGAATGTCCTTATCCCCACGGGCCTTGTTTTCCAGTTCGTCGATTTCCTGAAGTTGTTTATCATAACCTTCCGGCTTCAGCCCTTCACGGGCTTCCTTTACATCCTCTTCAAACTGTTTACGAAATTTGCCGTAATAAATACGGGTCATCATCACTTTAGATTTGAGCTCTGCCGGCAGTTCCTTATCTTTATAAGCAAGAAGAACGGCTTTCAGGATAGATGCCTTCTTAATTGCATCACTGAGTTTCACTTTCACGATTTTCTTTTCTGTTTTTGTTTCTTGATTTTCCATTGATTCTGTTTTAATGTTATTCTACGATAGTGTTAAATATCATACCGGATACGGCCTGTTCGACAGCTTTCTCAAATTCGATGCCGGCTGTCAGAGCCCGGTCCCGTTCCGGTTCATTCTCCTCAGATGGATTGACCATATCGTTCAGTCCACGGGTAACCGTAAAGGAATACTTGAAAGGTGCCATGGCGTTCGAATCTGTTTTTTGTACGGAAGCGTCAATGCGCTTGATCCGTTTACTGTCGTTATAGACTTCGACCGTTCCGGATACTTTAAATCCGTTGATCTCTTTCTCCACTTTCATTGAAGTGGTTACATTACTGATTTTTGTTTCTTGATTTTCCATTATTCTAATTTATTTGGCTCTAAAGAAAATAGAGCCGGATTGATAATTGTCTCCTAAGTATCTCGCTGTATAGTTTACATAGTTATTTTGAGAAGTCTGTACACGAGTAAATGATTGAGAGTTGAATGTATACGACTCTCCCTGTGACAGCATTTCTCCAATCGGGGCAGGAGATAAAGACTCACCCATACCACCGAGGAAAGCACCAATCGGATCAGACTCAAGGAATACTGAGAATCGGGCTTTCTCCCATGCTCCTTTAATAGACGTGAATGTACATTCCAAATGATATTCATTCGCAAAGTCATTAACGACCTTATAATCAAATTTAAAGCTGTTCGGTACAGGCTTGGCAAGGGTCTTGACCATGTAAGCTGTCTCTAAAGGACCCTGATTCATTGAAAACAGAGTCACATTTATACTACTGTAAGACTGCTCTGAAGCTTCAGCGTAGGAAGCAACCATATAAACATCCACTTTACCGTCCGGCCAATTCGGAACATCCAGTACCACTGCATATTCTTGTTGCTGCATCTCCATAACGGACCTGTTCAGTGTACGGAATCGAAGTTCTCCGTTTGCCTGGTGCCTTACCACCACACCCATATAAGCCCTGCTGATATCAGCTATATTATTAATGGATATCTCAGCATTCTGCCTTAGCAGGATGGAGCATCTGAATTGCGAATTGGGATACAGGCCGGGGTCCGGATGCATCGAAAACAGGTGTGGGGCTTTAGGATTATAGCCTGCATAATCTGAAATTCTCAACGGACTGCCGCTACCGCCGGGAAAATCCCATGACCAAGGAGACATGGGGGAACCCACAGCCGGAAGAGAGCCGGTCGGAGGAAGGATGATACCGAAATTCCCATTATCAGCTTTCCACCAGGCATCGGCATCCGTTACAAACTGTTTGTTGAATTTAACGGGCTTCTTCAAAGAGAAGATGTTCACATTCGCCCGAACCCCAAAATAATCGCTTGAGTTATCCCCGACGCTACCACCGTTTGCGTTCAGGGTATCACGAACATCAAGATTCGTGAAACGGTCAGGAATAACATTATAAACAGCCATCCTCACCTCCTTTCCGAAGGAAAGTAACACTGCCAGACAAAGCGATATCGCCAGTTTCACCGTTATAGACATAATCACCTTCAATTAGTTTTTCATACTCAAAATCCTCTTTCTTTTGTTGTAAGGAGATTTTATCCCCCCCCCCATTTTGTAACCATATTTTACAATAAGGTTACCTTCAATAAATAGTTTTACTCTTTCCATATCATTCAAATCTAAAATAGCATGTAAAATGATAATAATCATTAGCAGGAAGGGCCGGAACATCCGGCATAGAGACCGGTGTTCTGAAGTTGACGGACTCACCTGCCATCCAGTCGTTTCCTAAGCGTGTCGGTGTAGTGGAAGATGTTATGCTTTGTGCTTTCTCGGCAACAGTAACACCGTCACTTGCACGGGTCGCAACGACTTTTACCGACTTTAAATAGTAATTATTGTCCAGTCTGCTTATTAAGCGGCCCTCTTGAAAGAGACTTCCGGAGTTGATAATCGCCGTACCGATTAAAGATATCTTTCTCGCTTCGATAATGCTGAGTCCAAGGATGCCGAACGAGTAAACATCGGCATGCGGGGTGACGATATCAATGGTCGATTCATCAAAGCCGTCCTCTGCGTTCAAGCTGTAATAGGATTGTGTCGTTTCACCCTGCCAGGATGGAACCTGCGATGTACAGATGAATACCTTTATCCTGACTCCCGTCTTATCTGATTTCAAGAGCTCGCAATCGGATATATTCAGAGTTACCCCTCCATTGAAGATTGTAACCGAAAGCGTTTTAATAAGCGTCCGGGCTCCGTATGTGACAGCACATCCCAAATATGAATTAGATGGGAATATATCGGCCGGGACAACATTGTATGTTGAATCAAGTGATTTCAGCATCAACTTCACAACAGTGGCACTGCCGGAGGCAAGGATAAGTCCGGAGGGAAGCATGGTAGTGAATGGTACGGTAGCTTCCGGATTGTATCCGGCAAAATCACCGACACGCAGGTTGTACGATCCCTGAACAGGTATATCATAGGTGTAAGTTCCGGTCAGTAGCGCAATATCCGCTGCACAGGGGACATTGATACCGTAGTTTCCGGAATCGGCACGGAACCAGTTCGGGTCCTCCGTATTAAACATGATATTTCTTTTCACCGGTTTACGTTTGCTCCACATGTTAATGCGTGCAGCAGCTGAGAAATAGTTAAGCGAGTTATCGCCCACACTTCCACCATAAGCGTTCAGGGTATCGCGGATATCCAGGTTAGTAAACCGCTCAGGGATTCGATTATATACCGCCATTAAGCAGCCCTCCTTTCTAATTGTTCAATTCTGTTTCTCAATTTGATATTTTCCTTTTCCAAAGCATCCATTCTCAACTCCGTGTCCGACTTCCATTCATAGTCTGAAAGGAGATGATTCCGGAGGAACCGGGCTGCATGCACTGCATACACATATGCGCATACAGCATAGTCCATCGTTTTAAAATCGCTTGTCTCATGGGTCAGTTCCGGAAGGATCTGCTCGGTGTACTGAGCATAACCACCCACATGGAGAAGTCCGTCACGATCTCTCTTCTTGCTGTTCCAGCGGTAGTAGATAGTGGGTGAGTCTGCGATCTGATCCAATTGCAGGGTTACTTCACCCAGATAGGTTTTATAACGTGAGTCGGAACCCCAGGTTGAATAGCCGGAGACGTAGTGGTTACCGGTGAAACTCCAGTTACCGCCGCCATAGTCCATGATATAGGATTTTCCGGAACTGGAATTGGTTGAGGTTGATGTTCCCCACCACCAGTACATGTGATCATTGGAGTGTACACCGATACCAAAGGTATTGTCAGAAGCCCTCACTTCTATTCCTCCATGGTCTGACCTGCCCTGGAATACAGCATACACATTAAAACCTGATGCGCCTGAGCCGCCATAGATACCACTTACAGCAAGACCGCCATTAGTACTCAGGTGACCACCGGCATAAATCCTGCCACTTGCGTTAATACCTCCGGCGGTATGGATGGCATCGGAAGAGGTACTGCTGACATAGAACTGCTTACCGTTATAGACACGTACCCAGGTCGAATCTGTCATGTGGATACCACCGCCATAGGATTCACAATAGAATCCGTTACTTCCGCCGGCCCTGACCCAACCGGCAGAATATATATCAGAGGTAGTGCTAATTCTTCCGTTTGCATTTAAGGTACTGCAAGTCCAGGCGGCAGAAGAATGGTTTGAATTATAGCCGGTCCATATATGGTACATTGTGCCATAACTCGTAGCGTGATATTTTTGACTGCTTATATAAATAAGAGGAGCACCGCCCCTTGAGAAATGCAAAGCACACATATCCGGGACATCAGTACCCCCATATCCATTAATCCATAAAGTATCGCCCCAATATGAATCAGGATTAACGCCTGTCATAGCTACTTTGACCCCCATACTATTATTGAAATAGGTTTGAGGATTCGCCTGTTGTCCGCCGACATAGTTCGGAAGTATAAATGTGGCAGATGCGGAATTACCCATAAAATGGTTACCATACACATAGTTCCATAAGTGCCCGGCATCTCCCAAGCTATAGGTAGAACTACTATAAGGTAATACACTTCCATTCACAAACAAGCTATTAGCAAAATATAAACTTCTCGCAGGTTTAGTAATGAAATGTACATATGAATCATTTTCAGAGCCTATTTTGATTTCAATGCCATTATACCTGGAATAAAGGAAACCCGCATCAGCAATAAGGTTGCCTGCATATACATTACAATACCCGTTGTTATTGATGTTTCTGAAATTAAATTCGGCGGCATTATTAAGATATAATACAGCTGCCGTGATTCCTGGCTGGTGAAAACCAATTCCCGGTCCGATTGTGGAACCATTGCCATTGACCATCATCGAAGTAGTAGAATAGGTATGGCCGGTAGGTTCTCTAAAGTAAGAGGATATCATTCTGCCGGAAGTATTACCAAAATATCCTACTTGCTTTGCATTAGACATAAACTCAATAGTACCATCAGCAGATTCATTAAATCCCGTGTCATGATCTCCAATACAAAGACTATACGAAGGAGCGTCACCAAACTTTCTGTTAACGAATAATTTGCCATCCGAATCAAGGGTCATTTTGTAAGTATTGCCTGCATACCACCAGTCAAAAGAATAGGGATTCCTTATTCCGGCACCTACTGTCCAGACGGCATTACCGGCACCAACACCTGTGTTGGAGGTATAATATCCAATAGAGGATTCTTGCCCATTCCTATTAACTACTCCTACTTTACCTTGTGAAGTACCATTTGCTCTTACAAAGAAACCTTCATTATTGCTTCCCCCACATCTAATTTCCCAATTACCTGTAATACCAGCGAGTCCGGATGCTCCTCCGGAGGAGCCTACATGCCAGGTTGTATTAGATGAAATAAATTCAAGATATGCCCAATTACCATCTCTCGGTTTAATTTTAAGTCCAAGAGATTGACTTGATTCAAAAGTACCATGACTACCTATTCCTAACTTGATAATATCACTGCCATTCTCTACGATAGAATTATTAATTTCAGCATTGTAAACTGTTCCATTCTGGGTATTAAAATATCTGATATATATTGGTTCACTATTACCATGTTGTTCATAAATAACAGTTTTAATAGTATTCAGACTTGCAGCAGAGGCCCATTTTAATCCAGCATATTTAACACCATTATAAGTAAATGTACATGGTCTTGGTGCAGCTTCATAAACACTGTAACCAAGATACTCCGTACCAAAGTAAACATTAGTACTATTGTAAACTTTCTGTATACTGAATCTTACAGAACCATTAGCATAAATGCCATTATTTCTTTTATAAAACATTTCACCACTACAAGACGCTTCAGTAGTGGAGGGTGATAATTTGCATAATAATACTACCCAATATCCATAATCCTGGTAAATATCTTGATTAACAAAATATGGAGTTCCGAGTCTGTTAATATCTTCTACAAATGCAAGAGGCTTCCAATCTACTTGCCAGCTGCTTCCGATTCCGGCTCTATAATGAAGGTGTGAATCTTGGTTGGCAGTAGAAGAGGGACCGGCAAGTTGCCAGGCAGTATAATTTCCGTCCCATCCTCTCATATGTAATATACTCCACCAATCACCGGTAGGTGTTCCTTGCATCGAAAAATATGCAGTAGCCTTTTGAGATTCAAGTGTATTTGGCAATACCACTTCATTTCTTCTATCCGTAATATACATATTATCAGCCAACCATACTCTACTGTCTACAGAGCCATCACCATGCATTCTTGCATACCTGGTACTGTCAAGGCTACCATCTCCTTTTAAGAATACAGAAGAAGTACCGCCATACGGTATAAAACTTTTAGCTCTAATATCCGCCCATCCTATATTATTATCCCAAAATTCATAGTATTGGGTAGCGGTTCTTCCTGTTGTTCTAACTCCTACATAATTATCTGATAACATGAAGTACGTAGGTTCAGCCGATTTCAGGTCCGGCAATGTAATGACTCCGTTAGCCGCTTCATAGAGTGTGCCGTTCAACATAATGTTTCCACCACCGCTACTTCCACCGCCACCGATAACGGAAAGTTTGCCACCTTCTTTCGACAGAGTGGCCGGGTCGTAAGGTAGCAGGTCGAGAAGGGTCGGAGCAGTATAATCGCCCACCGCATTCCAGGTTGTGCCACCTGTGATTAACAGGTTACCATCCAGTTTCCAGACTTTATGTGTCGGATCGTAATCGAGCAGGCCACCGTTTACTTTCAGTCCGCCGGTGAAATTCTTTTCACCGGTAATCTCCTGAGCACCGGCAAGGGTGACGAAGGTATTCAAACGATCCTGTAAACCATTGATTTTGCTAATCTCTAAAGTGGGGATATCAGAGGCTATCAACCCTGATGCGGACGTTGCACGACCATAAGCGTCAACGGTGAGCTTGGTGTATGTACCGGCCTTTATTCCGGAAGGAGAAAGGGACAAGGTACGATCCGCAGACAAATCACCACCCCCGGAAAGACCGATTCCGGCAATGATGCTACGGGTTTTATCCGCTTTGACAGATAGAGCAGTAGCAAGGGTATCCGTTTCGGAGAATCCGGCCAGGAACGCTTCAAGTTCCTTCCATTTGTTGATTGTCGAGTCGGTATCTGATCCGGTGAGAAAGGTAAGCAGGGTATTGGCTATCTCTGTAACATTGCGATATCCTTCCGTAGTTGGGAGACCGGCTCCTTTCAAGGCATTAAGGTTCGTATTTACAAAGTTCTCTGTTGCATATCCGGCAAGAGCTGTACCCAGATGTGACTTGTCGATCTGTTGAGAACCACTTTTCAAGAGCGCGGTCCACATGGCGGATTCGTCGAAGCTTGAACCGGCACTGCCGATTACTGACAGCCGGCCGCCCTCTTTTGACAGGGTAGCCGGATCATAAGGCAGCAGATCAAGAAGGGTCGGAGCTGTGTATGTTCCATTGTCCCAGCCGAAAGTGATGCTGCCTGAGATCAGCATATTACCGTTCAGTTTCCAAACTCTTTCGGTCGGATCGTAATCGAGCAGGCCACCGTTCACTTTCAGTCCGCCGGTGAAATCTTTTTCACCGGTAATCTTCTGGGCACCGGCAAGGGTTACAAAGTTCTCTCTGACGAAGGTCTCCGTAGCGTAGCCGGTAAGAGCGGAGGAAGTGATATAGCCTTTATCTGTGACAAATTTCTCTGTCGCATAGCCGGTAAGAGCACCGGACAAATGTGACTTGTCGATCTGCTGAACACCTTCTGTACCGAGGACACCCCACATGGCCAATTCATCGAAGTCAGAACCGGCATTGATCACAGACAGTCGGCCGCCCTCTTTTGACAGGGTAGTCGGGTCGTAAGGGAGCAGATCGAGAAGAGTTGGTGCGGTGTATGTGCCATTGTCCCAACCGAAAGTAATGTTACCTGAGATCAGCATATTACCGTTCAGTTTCCAAACTCTTTCGGTCGGGTCATATTCTATCAGACCACCATTTAAAGTTAACTTTTTTAGGAAAGCTTCGCCTTTTTGCGTGATTCTGTAGGGATCATCCCCGCTGCTAAATTCGACACCTCCCAGAAGACGAAGTAAAAAATTGGTTTCGTCTATCTGCTTTTTACTGATAAAGATATCTTTTAAACCATCAGTAGAAACTTTCTTTAATCCTTCATTCAACCAGTATAGCACTTCTGCCACATGCCGGTTAGAGACACTGTGCTTGAGTACTGCTTTGTCAATGTAGTCAATGAGTTCATCTATAACTTGTTGCTGATCGGCCATATCAATTAAATTGAGGTGTGAACTGTTCGGTATGTATACGGGGATTTCCTATTTCGTCCTCTGAAAGTGATCCGGTGTAACGAACATCGGAGTCAACGAAATGAAGAGTCATTTTAATACTTTCCGGTACAGTGGAGCGTATGGCATGGGTGAGGTTGTCGGCTACGGCATTTACCCTGATGTTTCGTCCGGAAAGTCCGAGTATCTTTATGTCATCGGAAGCAAGCATATCCATTAAATGCACAAGCTCTTCGGTATTGCGATATCCGGATTCTACCTGAAGCTTGTCACGGGCAGACTGTCGCTCGCGGGCCTCGATATAGTCATCAATGCTTTCATCGTAAATCTGATAAGTGGAGTCGGACTCAATTTCAGACTCGATGTTACCGATACCGGTGACTTCAATGCGTTCATAGGCTCCATAGGAGTTGAGAAATTCAAGTAAATAACGTTCACGGGATACTGTTCCGGGAGTGATGACAATAGTACAACTTTTGATTGATCCGGAATAGATATCGAAAACAGAAGCTAACTTTTGATTAGTTTGAAACAGTTTTTGCCGGAGCCGATATAGGTTAAGGGCTACCGGCTGTCCGGCTGTTCCGGACAAAGAGGTTTCAATGCCGGCTGCAACTATTTTTAATGCACCATCCGGATAAAGGAAAGGAATAGGTAGGAGTTCGGTTTCTCGGATGGTGATGATCCGCCCGTTGGTACGGGTGGTTTTGAAGAAATTGACCGATGAATTGAGCAGCTTCCAAGTGAATATATTGCTATTTTCATCTAACAGACGGCGTAATAGCCGCTTGCTGATACCTCCGATAACTGCTTTCAGAGAAAGAGTTTTAGTTTCTCCCTGGGTGTTTTGGACACTAATGGCAATATCTGTAGCTGAAGTAGAATCGGCCAGTAATATATCAGTGGATTCGTTAAGCAGATGTTTGGGACTGAGAATACCTGAAAGGATATCCTGAAGAAAAACAGAGAACTCACCTTCACCACTTCCGGAAAAGATGGTGCGGTCGGCCTGACGAATAGTGTAGCTGACTACTGAACTGGAGTTTATGGTCAGCTTAATGGGATTTCCGGCTAAAGCGATTGTAGACGGATATATGTTTGCTGTTAAACTCATAGTGCATTGTAATTAGTTTGTATAATGGTACCGGACACAGAAGAGGTCGCAGAGCAATACAATGCCAGGAACTCTTCCCGTTCCGGAGTGGGGGTGGTGATGAAACGGAAAAATTCATCGGTTGTAGCCCCGGAGGAACTTGTAAATTTCCGGTAAGCGGCAAGCAATGCAGTTACATTGCTTGTCTCAATTGCTGCTGTGATGGTCTTATCGTCATTCATGTTGCAAATATGATGTTTTGATCATGTGCGGCAAAGGACAACTAAAGCAGTTCTGCTTTAACGGAAAGCCCGTAAGTAATGGCATAGTGTACGCCTCCGTATTCTTTATCTTTCCAGATGATATCACCTTGAGATGTCTGACCATTGGGAACCCGGACCTTATAGTAAAGGTCGAAACTGTAATTGATTTCTTTGATGAAGAACTCTTTGCCGGCTTCATAATCTTCTTGAGTCGGTACAGTAAATGGTATCTCAATATCCGAAACCTGATCACTTACCTCGTTTTTACGTAGCACTCCGAGCCATTGCGCCGGTGGGGTAATAGCCTTCTTCCACTCCTCGACTTGTGCCCGTATCTTGAGTTCTACTATGTTTTCACGATTATTGTGAAACGCCCATTTGTAGAGTTGCTCAATCGTTTGTATTCCTTGTTCTGCATCCAAATCTAAATCGGTTTTCCCGACAGGAATCAGGAGACGAAGGGTACGAAAACGGACAGTAGCCGGACGTGAAAGCAGTTTAGGTAATGTATAGCGCACTGTATCAAGCAGTAATCGTTGGCCATCTATATTGATCGTTTGACTGAAATCAATATTGAGTAATTGAATTGGATTCAAGTGTACGGGCACTTCAACTGTATGATTGGAATGTCGGAGAATAGCGTCAAATCCCTTCCAAAAACGGGAGAACAGGCCATTATCACCAATAAAGGTCATGGAGATATCGAACGTGTGACCGTTGATGACAATAGCTTCACCGCCGGGTGTGTAACATCTTGGCGATCCATAGGGGTAGGGAGTGGATGCACGGGGCATGGAAAAGCAAAAGCATAGAGGAGTTTGGGTGTTTTGCTCCTCTGACAGTTCTACGCTGGCGCTGGAAATATTGGTATATTTGTGTACTTTTCCCAGGAGATAGGCGGGACAAACCGGTTGGTCATCAGGGTAAGAACCTTTCATCGGCAGGCATTCATCAATAGAGGATATCTCCATATAACTGATGTTCGCTCCTTTATCCCAGGGGAAGAAGTCGGAGCTGCGGGCTTCACGAACTCCGGTCAGATTGTTACGGACATAGTAAAAACCATCCCATAAAGAATAGGTGAGATATCCTTTTGCTGTGTTACTTGACAAGACATGGCCAAAGGGTTTGAGAAATTTGTCGAGTGAGTCTCTGGTAGGAGCAGCTACTAAATTGGTATAAGGACCGGAGATATTGGTCGATGCGGAAAGTTTGAGTTGCTGTGCAGCGGCATAGTTGATAACAGGACGGGCCGACTTGAGCAGGGACCAATTCAGTGAGTCCGTAGCTGAGATGATATCTTTGATAAATTTGAGATTAACGGTTTTATTTTTTCCATCAACAAAATACACCATACCAAAGCGACAGTAGAGGGCTTGCAGGAACTCGTTAATCGTGCAATCGGGTAGAAGGTCAGAGTAATCAATGAAGCCCTTGACTATGCTGTCGGCCATGTTGTTCAGAACTACCAGACGGGAGAGTTGACGGTGGGTTGAGAATGGACTTTCAAGGACCGTATAACCGTACCGGACGAATATAAAATTGAGTATCCAAGATACTTTTAAAAATGGGCTGATGGCATAACCTTCGGGAACGGAAGTAAGGACGGGTTCATTATTGATAAGGAATGTTTCTTGCCTGGCAGCTCCCTGAAGGGAGTAGGTACCGGTCTCTGATTTAGCTATTTTATTGATGTATTCGGGGTAGTAAGTGCTGGTTTCCGTACCGTTCACGGTTGTTGTATGTGATGGCATGGCTACACAAATGGGAAAGACGGAAAGAGCATCGTCTACGGTTGTTTCATTCATAATAGAATTGAGCAGGCTGATGACTCCGGCCGTTCCCCCTTCGGGACGAATAACCGGAGCAGAGAGGGAACGGAGTGAAACAGCATTCCATTCCGAGTAGAGTTCAGACTCGTCAAAACCTATATTGGATACGATTCCTCCGGATTTGGAGGCCTGTGTGATGTTCATCTTACCTATTCGGTTGTAGACACCATCGGAGACGGTGACACGGGCATCCGGGGCAGGGGAGTAGGTACTATCCGGACGATGGACATGGGTGATCAGTGAAAGGTTGTTTCGGGAGGCAGGAAGCGTGGCAGGTACGGATTGTGAACCACGTTCGTTGTAAATAGGGGAGGTGTCTTCGATCTCGATGCTGAAATCGTTTTGAAGATCGAATATTCCTAATTGATTTTTTATCTTGAGTGACATGTGTTATTGTTTTTTGCGGGTGAATGGTTCCTTTGATTTATCTGCTAATTCTTGTGCTTCGTTGAGCTCGCGAAGCACGACGTATGCTTTGAGGTATTTAAGTTTCTCAATCAGTGCATGTAACTCTTTGATCAGTTGAGCCAAGTTTGCTTCCTTATCAGTCGGTGAAGAAGTTGTCTGAGAGATACGGGAAGTACTGTTACGGATCGGATCGTAATTGCCTTCAGCACGCTGGGGAAGTCGGCCACTGCGGGCATCCTGAATGGCCTGTACGACAATGGGGTAATTAATGTGGTGCTGAAGACGGGAAAGATCTTCGGCATTGATGATCAACTCTGCTCCGGATTCGGATATCAATGAGGTACGGCGGACGATTCCTGTCGGTGAATCACCTATGTAGGGAACACCCCGATAGGTCCGGCCATCATCTTCACCAATGACATCGTATCTGCCGGATGCCCATTGCTTGACTTGTACCTGGGCAGTTTTGGTACTGTCGGTATTGTTATCGGTTGCGGAAGAACTCCCCCCTTTAATCAGTCCTTTGAGCGTTGATTTTGCAGCGGCCAATGCTCCCATGATCAGTCCGGAGAGAACTGCGGCACGGGCTGCACCGGTTGCTCCAAAGGTTGCAACAGAGTCAGGCATGGCATAGGCTTCGGCAGCGGAACGGGCTACAGCTCCGACGGCTACACCCGTGGCCTTGGCTATTTCAATATCAATCATCTGGCTCAGTACATCGAATAGGATATCGAGCATGGTATCAGCAAAGTTCTGCAGGGTATTTTCTTGACCTGATATCATTTGTCCGAGGGTATCGCCGATCTGTTCACCGTATTGCCGGTACTGTTGTGCCTGTTCGGTGAGCCTTTGTTTCTCCTTCCTGGCCAGTTCGTCTTTTTTCTTTTGAGCTGCATCTTCAAGTTTCTTCCGCTCTTTCTCTTCATCTTGAAGACATTTTACTTTAAAGTCGAGTAGTTGTTGTTCAATAGTGCGCCGTTGATCAGCGTCGAGATTAGCAATTTTGAGAACACGTTCCAGGTGCATGATGGTGAGATGCTCCATGGCTTCATTGTACTCTTTCTCTGTTTTCAGATTTTCATCCTTACCGGAAACATAGAGACGTTTTAGGTCCTTTTGTTGGTTTTCATAAAGTGTCTTTTCTTCAGCGAGCTGTCGGTTCATCTGCTCTTTTTGCTGTTTAATTTTGATATCGTTGATTCGATTTTGAGCATCAATACCTTCTTTACTTTTTGCACCGGCTATATTAATGATACGTTGCTGATGTTCTAATTCGAGGGTTTCCATCCGCTTATTGAACTGCTGTTCGGTTTGCAAAGTTTCGTCCTGGCGTTTGAGATAGGCTTCTTTGAGTTCCGACTGGTGTTGGGAGTAGAGCTTGGCTTCTTCTTCAAGTCTCTTTTTAAGAAGGGCTTTGGCTTTCTCTTCATCAATTATGGGAGTTGTTATTTTGTTATTTGTAGTTTCTTCATTCGCTTTGTTGACCTCCTCTATGGCTAAAGCTGATTCGCCTATCTCTTTGGTTATTTCATCTATTTTCTCAGAAATTGAGGATAAATTTTTTCGCGTTTCATTAAGAGTTTCTAAAGCTTTTCCTTCTTTTTCTGTGCCAAAAAGTCTGGAAATTTTAGCTGTAAGGCTATTCCGATTATATCCTTGTAAGGTATTGGTTTGGCGAATCTTCCAATATTGATCACTTTGGGTTTCTTCATCTTTTTCCAGTGTACGTTTCTGGGCATAAAGATTTTCAAGTTCTTGCTGTGCTGCTTTTAACTTGATTTGCTTTTCAAGTTGTACCAAATAATCTTTGATTGCGTCTGTATTGTTTTTCGTTAATGTTCCTTCATCGGTTAGTTGGGCATTGTAGTCTGGAATGATTTCTTTTAGATCATTTAAAGCCTTTCGACGAACATCAAGCGCAATTCCATTATCATTGATGACAGCAGTCAAAGCACGTATCTTCGATTCTTGTTGAATAAATGATTTATTGGTCTCTTCATTTACTTTTTTTATTCCTGATACAGAATCTTTTAATTCATCGTTTTTCTTTTTTAAGTTTATGAGGTAGGCTATAGCTGTGGCCGCGACTACGGCTATTATACCATAGGGGTTTGTCATCAGCTCTTTCTTAATGGCTTTTAAAGACTTTGCAATATTATTATTCCAAAATGTAACGACTTTACTGATTATTACATCAGAGTTCTTAGCAGCTGTGTAAGCTATAAGGGCAATGGTCAATAATGTAATGGCCCTTTTGTTTTCATTGATGAAGTTTAATAGTTTAATGAGTTTTCCAGTCCAACTGACAGCACCATTTGCTGCTGATATGAGGGCGGGATTGAGTTTTTCTAATAATTCAATACCAAGTTCCTGCATGCGGTTTTTAGCTTGCGATAGTTTAGCTGCCGCTGTTTCTGATTTTGTGGCAGCCTGTTCCATGGCTACAGATGTACCCGTAACTACTTGAGTGTAGTATTTTACCTTATCGGCTTCATTGATAAGTACGGAGGCCACATTGTATCCTTCTTCTCCAAATTGCTTCTTAATCTGGGCTGCTGAGAGTTGTTTTTTCTGAAGGTTATCCAAAGCCTTCTCTAAACCGACGATTTTGGGATTTGTATCATCTGCTCCGGTTTGTAGGGTAAGGAAGAATTTCTTTAAGCCGGTACCGGCTATTTCGTCTTTGATACCTTTTTCGGCCAGTGTTTCAATAGTACCTACAAGCTGTTCGATAGGAATTTCGGCAGAGGCAGCAGCTACCCCGGATTTGGTAACGGCTGTGGTGACGGACTCTACGGCTGCTGCTCCATATTTAGAGCCGGCGGCCATGACGTTTGCATAGCGTGAAGCTTGTTCGGCACCATCACCATATTGGTTAAGAGAAAGGGTGACGGCATCGACTGCATCCTTCAGGGTCATACCTGATGCAGAAGCTAATATAAGGGTCTGTTTTGTCACCTCGGCCAAAGCTTCTTTGTTATCAAGAAGTTCGGGCTTGGCAGAGCCTACCAATTTGTAGGCATCAAGAATTTCCGTTGCGGACTGTCGAATGCGAATGCCGGATTCGGTCATTGTCGTTGACAACTGGACAGCTTGCTGTTCCAACCAGTTTATATCGTCTTTGGAAAGTCCGGTAAGAGCTTCAACATCGGCTTTTGCTTCTTCACGTTTGTTTCGCTGTTCTCGGAGTTGGTTGAGCTTCATAGAAACTCCGGTGATAGCTGCTATGACAGTACCGATCAGACCAATATATTTGTTAATGAATCCGGAGGCACGTGACCAGACATTACCTTGTGCACCTACCTCGACACGCATGGCGGCTTGTGCTCTGGAAAGGGCTTCAGTGACACGCCGATTCTGCTCAAGAGCAGCAGTATATTGTTTCGTTCCGGGCACTGCATTACGAAGCTCTTTTCGGACACGGGATTGGACAGCAAGGAGTTCGTTATAAGTTGCTCCGGAGAGGTTTTTGAGAACTCGTTCTGTTTCGGCTAACTGTTTTTCGTAATTCTGAAGAGTTCGGTTTTTTGCATCCAGTTCTTTCTTGAGGTCTTGGGAACGCTTTGCATAGTCTGCTTCTCTTCCGGTAAGTGACTTGAGTTTGTCTTCAAGACGAGAAATACTTTCTTTTACCAGGTCTATCTTATTAGTGGCTTCTGAGCCATCAATATAAAGTTTGATACTGCGGTTTAGGTCGTTTGCCATATTAGAGACTGTTTCGTTTATCTATGTATATTCGGGTAGCATCAATCAGCATGGTGTCGAAATAACCGGTGACGATATCGGCTAATTCATTGATCCGGTTACGAATTACAGGATCAAACCATTCGTAGGCCCGGCGGTTGCCTTCATTCTGTCGTCCGAGTGATTTGAGATTTGTATGACGGACAATACCGGTATCGATCTCGACCCCATTAATTTTTTTGAGGTAATTCCATTTAGAACCGATGAAACCTCCCTGACCTTCACCGGCACCCTTGTGAATGTAGATTCCATGTCGAGGGAAGGAGAAACCAAGACGGTTGATAATACCGTATTTGTCGGTGTAGGCCCGTGGCTCAAGTTCGCGGGCTATTCGCATACTGCGGCCGGCTATTCCGGCTCGTAATTGTCGGAACACACTATCTTGCCACTTTTCGACGGCCTTGTTATATGCAGTCAGTCTATCAGCATCCTGAGCCATTGAAAAGCGTTCGGTTTCTGAGACGGTTTCAAGGCGGATGAGTTTGGGTGTCGGGCTGTCAGATAACTGTTCGGATCTACGCTGGGAGGCATTATAACGTTTGATCTCAGCGCTGGAGGTACTTAATCTTTTATAGAGTCCCATTGTTAATCCTCCCAGTATGTTTGGTCAATGAAATAGGTTTCAGGTTGAGCCAAAGAGAATGTCAGTACTACACCATAGAAATTATCACCAATCGGTCCAATACCATTAAATTGAATGGTATCGTCAATGAATTCTGAAATGTCGGGGTCTTGCAGGATACAGTTCCGAATTTGTTTTGCAACAGTTTTGCATTCTTTTGCTGCCTGGTTGATTGTTTCCGGACGATCAGAAACAGTGTTCTGTGCCACAATGAAAGAGAACATGTCATTGTTATTAAGCGCATCGGATTCGTTTCGTTTTGATTCAGACTCACAGCCATCAACTGCAATCAGGATCATGCCGGATACGGATGATAGTTTATCATTAAAATTATATAAGTCCTCAAGTCCGAAAGCGGTGAAGAATCTGGGCTTTTCGGGTGTGTGGGCAATAGGCTTTAAGCGGATGGCAAGTGTTTTGCCATATTCAAAGTGGTTGTATATCTCCATAAAAGTCAGGGGTTAGGTTATGGAGACAAAAATAGCCCGCGGAGAGCGGGCTATAAAGGACAGGTCAGGAGAACCAGAGCGTTAAGAGGATGATACCGGCGATAATGGATATACTTTTACCAGTTGCATTCCTACTTCTTCTTACAATAGCGGTCTCGACAGTGACAAAACCTATAATAATACAAAAGTCTATCATAGTTCTTCTCTTATTCGGGTAATAAAATCCGAATTAACTCACGAAGCTGCATTGCTGCACGTTCTTTTTCTATCGGTGATGTGCCTTCGGATAATAGGATATCGACGAGGGCTAATGCTTTCTCCTTATTCATGGCATTCTCCTTTCTTTTCTTTCTCAATTTGGTTAATAAGATTACGTATAGCGATTAATCTGTCATAGGAGATTTCGCAGAGCTGCTCACCATCGGCAAAAACGTTATAATAGATATTTGGTGTACTCTTTCCTTCATGAAGTACAGTGCACTTTTCGATCCAGGCTTCTTCCTTTACTCGTCCCATTTCGTACCTCCTTTCTTAGCTTTGATAACACAATAAATGGCTGCAAGAATGCAGGGAGGAAAGATGAACGTAGCACAAAGGCAAGCAATGGCACTGACATAGTAAGCGTCAGAGGAGGTTTTAACTTTGCAATCGGATGGGATAAAATCATCAATTGCGGAGTTGGACTGATGGGGGATTGTGGTGTGTTCCGGTGTGCGGAACTGAGGCACGAAAAGGGTGCCAGAATCTTTTTGTTTCATACGATAGGTTTTTAGCATTTTAGTTGAGAACCGCCCAACCAACGGAAGTGCAAAAACGGCTGCACTTTCCCGTTTCGCTAAAAACCTACCGTAGTTCACTCCGAAGAGACTAAAGTAATGGGAAAGGCAGCCGCCAATATTTAAACGACATTTTACTGATACCAATAAAATGATGAATATGGGCATAAAAAAAGCCCATCTATTTATGAGCATTATCCGTTGCTCTTCGTTCGTGATACCTCACGATAGGTTTTTAGCTTTTGCAAAGATGGGAATAATATTTGAAAGTGCAAAAATATGATATAAATATTATCTTATCAGTCCGGCATTTATTCACTTTTCTCTTTCTTGGATGAACTTATTTACCAATTCAAAATCTAACTCAAGTCCAAGGGTTTCCAAGTATGGTTTATATTTTCTTTTCAATGTAGATTGCTGTGCTGAATTATTCCCATTGTAGCAGAATGCTGCGATAAATTCAGGTTCTTTACTAATCGCCTTATACAATATTTTTTTTGCCTTGTCCGTTTCTCCCAAGGATATATACATGGCAAACATACCAGGTAAATTGTCATTGGTAACAATCTCTTTTTTGATTCTGGAAACATTTCGACATAAAACGAAGAAAAAAATCAGTGTAATAATCTCAACTACAGCTGAAGCAATTGCTATATCTAAGCCCATAATTAAATAATTTAAAGTATTAAAATGATTTTAATTTGTTACGATAACAAAGATAAGCTTTTTTTGCATATAAGCAACTGGGTGTTATGAAATAGAAATAAATTCTATTTCATTGTTTGTTCTTAGTATTTCAATAGCGTTTTGCAGTAAGTTTATAATGATAGATTTCACTTGAACAGGATATATACCAACAAGCCTTAAGATATGGACTATTTAAAGATACCTATTATGAGTGTAAAGAACGTATAAATTTTTTAGTTACGTTAAAATTTTTTAGTTAGTTCATCTAATAAAGTATGGTCTATCTTAGGACATATATTTAGTAATATCTCTTTGCTGATAAAAGAAATGTCAGGTTCTATTATTCTTGCTTTTTTAATCAACTCAGAATCATAGTTTAGTAATTTAGAACAAAATTCATAAGGCTTTTGATACTGAAGATTATCAATATTGTAATAAATTTTACGTTTACGTGTATAATACATAGAAAAATAGGTAGCCAGTCCTTCTTCTAAAATAGTAGTCTTTTTCTTTGGATTGGGACATAAGCAATGTATCGCTTCATGAGCTACCTGAAATATTGCCCTTTCCATATTGTTGCTGCAATCTTCGGTGACCTGTATTATGACATGATTACAATCGTTTGGATACCATATTTGTGGTTGTTTTATATTAGCTAACTCAATACCAAGTATTGTATATCTTTTATCTCGTTCACCAAATAGGGCTTCAGCTTCGTTAAGCATATCGCCTAAACGAGAAACAATTGTCCATGTATATCCATCATTTGATGGTAAAGGACCACAAGAGAAAATATTATTATCTATCATATGAAAAGAGATTCATATTTATAATTAATTTAGTTTCTGCTAAATTACAAAATAATTTAAAGGCGGCAAAAGAAAATAATAATTTTGTATATTAGCATGAAAATGAAAGAATATGAATCAGGAACAGGAAATAAAAGATATACAACGACGTTTAAAATCACTTGAGATAAGGTGGTGGCTGTTAATTATTTCTATATTACTGATTAGCATAGGATTGATACTAATGCGATTAAAGTACCTATAATGCCGGCAATGGCTCCTGCTATCTCTAATTTTTCTTTTGTAGTGTATCTTTTTAAATGGCCTTTAGTAGTATAAAATTTCTCTCCTTTATCTGTCATTTGTATCCAATATTGATCATTTCCTAAATAACAGATATAACCTGCTTGAATTAGGATAGGGATTATTTGTTCTATTTCGATCTCTGAATACCCCAGACTTTGGAGGTGATAGTAATAATCATCGGTGAAAGTACTAACAGATTTTTTTGATTTTAAGTAGGATAGTAAAGATTGAGTTATCTCTTTTTGCGATATGGTCATATTATAAATAATCAATTCCTTATGTCGTGTGCCAACCGGAACCACCCGGCCATCCGGTTTTACGGATGCACGACATAAGGAATTGACAGCTTTTGGTTTATTTTGGCAGGGGCTAAAGTACAAAATAATCTGAAATATGAAAGAGAAATCTATGGAATACATACCATGTTTATGGTATTTTTAATGTGAATCTTAAAAAAAATAATGAAATATGTTCTTTTTTTATGGGAAAGCAATAGTTTTGCGAAACAGTGATTTTTTATTTTATTTTTTAATTAAACCTTTTAGATTATGAAAAAGAATTTATTACTCGTTTCGCTTTGGGGAATCTTATCCTGTTTTATGTTATCATCTTGCAATAATGAGAATGAAGAAAGTATGAGTTTACCTGATTCTCAAGCGTACATCACAAAGATGAATGTCACAAATGCAGCAAATACACGCAGTACTTATAATTGTAATGAGGTACAGAATGTAAGTTTTGAGGATTTTATATCTGGAAAATCCTATGACTTTAATTTTCTGGTCTATTCTGACAATACGTATGGAATAGATATCGACAAAGACGGAACCGTTGATGTGACGGTAACTGTGAAAGGTAATGAAATTACCGCTACTTCGAAAAATAACGAGTCTGAGACGGTGGTTGTTGGGCAAGAAGACAGCGAACGCTACACAACGTATACGTTAAACGCTCCACAAACCAGAGTTACATATAGGCATATATCATGGTTTTCATGTGTGAAACGCCTGACTCTTAATGAAGACGTAGCAATGGGATCAGGTCTTGCAAGTATGTTCCGTAAGTATGCGTTTGGTTATGTCGCTGGAGCTGCTGCCGTTATATGCTTGAACGATAGCAACAGATGGGACGTTAGTTAAGGTCTAAGAAGGAATTTGATATGACGAAAGATAGAAAAATATTAATTCTCAAAATATGCTTAATACCAATCGTCTACTTTGTAATCAGGGGGTTGTTCAAATTAGGCATTGTGCAGAAATACGATGATTTCTTTTTGTTATTGTGTGTAGCTTTGCCGTTCATATACGACATATGGGCTAAACGGAAAAAATATTTTAAATAATATGTAAGAGAGTAGGGGTATCAATGCTGATACCCCTACTTGTTTATTAAAAGCCGGCTACTTCATAATACTTGAAAAAGTAGTATAGAGCCACTTTGTGCCATTTGGTCAATTCCTTGTCTCCGGAAAGGATGGAAGAAACGGTACATTTGTCAATTCCGGTGTAGTTGCTCAAATGTTTATTCTTTAATCCAAGCCGTTCCATCCGTTATCGGTATTGGAAATACAAAAAGAGAGGGAGTATCGGCTTCCCTCTCTCGGTTGTGTTAATGTCATTTGATGTTTAATATGGTTTCCGATAGCTTATTTTTTATATCATTAAGTGCAAACTTGAATAGTTCTAATTCATCATCGGTAAAAGCACTGGGTTTTCCGTTGACGATGTTTCCGTTAATGCGTTGAGCTAACCAGCTCCTATCTTTTTGGAAATAGTGTTGAGCAATATATGATAAGGAAATAACGTCTCCTAAATCTCCGATCTGATTACGTACATCAATATCAGTACGTCTAATTCGCTCTCTCCGGCTTTTCATCTCTTCACGGAGGATTCTTCCTGCTTCACTACGTTCTTCAAGTGGGATGGATGCAGTCAGCTCTTTCCATATGTTATCAAATTTGATAGCACCTTCTTTGGTACGTAAGAGGTGGAATTGATCTACAAGGCCTCTAATCTTATTTTCCGTCTGCTTATCCATAATGTAATATTATTAATGTAATCTGTAATAAAGAAGATGTTGATAAGGTTGATGGTAGGGATTCATAATGAATCCCTACCTTTTTCATTCTTCGTTGAAGCTCTCGGCAATCATTGTAATGGTGCTGTAGAGTTCATCGTAGAATTCCGATTCGGAATAAAGAATTCCATCTTCAAGAATTTCTTCTTCGTATCGGATGAGGAACCTCAAATGATCAAGCATTTCCTCACGGTCATTTAGACCTTCAACCTTATCAAACATCTCTGTGTCATTAACACACTGCAAATATAATAACGATTTGTTTATTGTGCAAATAAACAAACCGTTATTTTTTATGCGAGAGTGTTTTTTTATTTGTTCTGCATATTTTCATTCAGTTCTTGTTGTTTTCTCAGAGATTCATCCATCGTATACAGGGCATCGATCAGGAATCCTTTTTTTATTTCGGGCTTTTTGGTCATGTCTGACTGTGCGAGGGAGTCTAAAAGACGCATTTGCGAATCAAAGACGCGACCATTACTCTTTCCGTTTCCGGAAAAGATACGGGGAAAGCCATTGGCAAGATAGGCCAGGCTCCCTATAATGTACCAGTACATAATCATTTTCACTCTGTGGGGAAGATGGCTGAGAATGGAAGCATCTTTCTCCAGACGATTGATATTGAATGTTTTGCTTGTGTGCCATAAACAGGCCAGAGCATGGTTAATTTGTTCCGGGTCCTGATTCATGGCGTCAAGATAGTGTTGCAGGTGCATGAACTGTTCGAAGCGAATATCGAGCAGCCCATCTTCCGGACCACGGAATTTACGGAACCGGCAAAAGAATGCCCGATAGGGATTGACAGTTAGTTCCGGGTGTACATGGTATTTCATTTCGGTATCCTTTTCGCACATCAACAGGAAGTCGAAGAGTTCGGCCAACCGATTGACTTCTTCAGGAAAAAGCAAATATTTCTTCTTGTGTGTGCGGAAAGGCACTTTATTGCCGGAAGTCCCAATGCTGATCTTTACTTGATGGCGATAGATATCCCGATACCGGTAAACATGTGCATTGAGACAATATAGCATCATGTGTACCTTCAGTTCTTCAATGGGAATATCGCTTTGTGTAAGATTAACCAGGTAGCTCAGTTGCTTTTCGGTGAGTTCATCCCAGCTTTCCGGAACTCGGTAACAATCATCATTTATCTGAATGGTGTGCATATTGTTATGATATAGAGGTGAATATTCGCTTTTCTTTGGAGTTAAAGTTTATAGCGGTAACGGTTGGTGTGACTCCTAACTCCTCAGCATTTTCGGAAATGAAATTTTGTATCTTTCCGGCGTAGTAGGTCGCTTGATCGGCGAAGAAATTACCGGTTGCTGCCTGATCCTGGTAGATGGGCCGGATAATGGGAGTAAACTCCGGTGTGTCGTTGATGGTACGCTGTTCACGTGAGGTCTGTGATGTATAGAGTTCAGCGGTTTTGTTAGCGAGGTAACGGAGTATGTGCCCCAGCAGTACCTTTTCTTTAGGTGTCAGTTCTTTCCCTGCGGTGTGGGCATCAAGCAGACGTTGGTATAGGTCTTCTTTGAGTATTTCACGCACATTGCGTTCTTGCAACTGCCGGACAGTAGGTAGCATCATACGGAACGATACGGTAGAATACTCGATATTGACTAAACCGGTATCTTGAAATTCTCTGGCATCACGGATGAAGCATGGAGAAGAATCTGTGACTTGTTTGCAGTGCTCGACGTATTCGGGGTAAGTTTCCGGATGATCGGTCAGAAAAGTGAGTAGCCGATCAAGGGCCTGCATGCCACGAAAGTAGAAGCTTTCTTTAGCGGCGGCAATTTTTGCTTCATTGGCCGGTGAGTAGGTACCTTGTTTGTTTTCGACCGTAATTCCACTGTCTCCGATACGTATGCCAAGTTCCGGAGTGGCAAGCATCAGGGTGAGAGGCCCCAGGGTGCGGAGAATTTTATCATTCAGCCTTTTATCAGTTCCGGTCAGTGCCTTTTCTACGGTTTTGATACCGATGTATGGCGTCAGATAGATATCCATAGCATCATCAATATACGGATTGATAGCTTCGTCAGGCAGTGTAGCATTGATTTTGACTACTTTCTTGAGTGTGTCGATGTCAGGGATGATAGCATTCATTTTTCTTCTGTTTCTGGGGTTAAACCTGTATTTTTAGTAGCTCCTGTCCCTTTGTCAAGTGTGGTAAGCTGACAGTTGGTGACGGAAAAGTAGATATCTTTCGGCCATCCGTTTACGGCTTTGGCAAAATAAAGGGGAGTGAGCGTGGCTTCCTGAAACATTTTCATTAAGGCTTGTTCGATGATGAACAGCTCACGGGCTTCAGTACCGTTAATACTCTTACCTTTGCCGGGAGCGGCACCAATGATGGAGGGATGTACATTCATGCCATAGCAGATGGTGTTGCTTACTTCCTCGCTGTCTTCAATGTATTCGCCACCCTTGAAGAAGGAATCTAAAGTATTTATGATGATATCCTTATCCTCAAATCCTTTTACTCGGTCATAACGAAAATGGGACACGAAGCCTTTACCTGCATTCTCTTCTCCGGCAAGAAAGTCATTCATGTCCTGAAGGAAGGTCTCCCGCCGTACAGCCTGGTCTGCTTCGTTCGTAATCTTTTCATCCGCGTATAATTTTCCCCAGAAATCCTCTTTGATGTAGACGATGTAGCGCAATGCCATTTGATTCTTGATCAAAGCCTTCTTAAAGATAGGAATGGCATTCCCAAAGTCGTACCATCCGGAAACGAATACACTCCACCAATATGGTTTACTGTAATAGAATCGTCCGGGAGTCGCTATGCGAATGTTATGGATGAAGCGGCGGTCTTTGACGATCTCTTTTGTTCCCTTTTCATTGGGAAGCAAACCCATTCGTGTCTTTAAATCCCGCAAAGGTGCCTGGCGGTCCAGTAGTGGCGTCGCAATTACATCATCCGGCATACCTTCATGCCATTTGGCTGAGTAACCATGATATTCACTCTTGCCGGTCCTCTCATCGATTACGCTAATACGTGAACAGGTTGCTTCCTTTGCCTTTACTTGTACCAGTCTGGGCTGAGTGTCCTGATTAAAAATATATTCGACGTATGCATCGTAGAAGATCACTAAATCATTCGCTATCTCCATCCGGATAAATGGTATGTCATTGTTTTCTATAAAATCGAATATATCCGGATATTCTTCGGGCAAGACTTCTTCTTTGATGATTTTTCGGGTTTCCTTATCCCGGTATTTACGATATACGAGGACACTATCTCCATATACTACCTTGTTTTTAAATTCCACATTGCTGCCGACAGTTACGTTTGCCCCGATCTTCTTCATAATGTCATACATCATGTTGTTGTTCCGCCCTCTGGGAACAAACTTAATTGGAGCCGCTTTCCCTTTGGGGACTACTTCAACGGTAGAGGTCTCCCGGTCAGTTGTGATATCGCTATTATCACTGAACTTTATGATTCCTTTTCCGCCTTTGGTGACTGCATAAGTTTCATATCCTTTTTGAAATAATTGGGGCTCAGGTTGTTTCTTCTTCATTAGAAATAAACTTTGATGTTATTAAATCGTGTAATCAGACATCTCCGGATTTTCCTGGGAGCATACTCACCTATTTGAAGTATGTTGACAGTGCTTCCGCTACTATGAAATGAACTAAGTACCGCACGCTCGTAAGTAATGAGTTCACCGGTACTTTTTTTGCAGAATTCAATGGAGAACTCAATGGGTTTACCCTCTTTCCGTTGCTCCATAAGTTCCCAGACTTTACTTTGATATATTCTGTCGCTTGGCATAATACGATAGTGCTATGATGATAAAAAGCAAAGGTATCCCGATACTGAGGCCGTTTCTTATGCCATCATCCGTACCGGTTGCTACTTTGCTATCTTTCCTGGTCTCTGTCCCGGATTCCCTTTGTATGGTTTGACCGGATACCTCTCTCTTTGAAGAGCTGTTCGAAGAGTGTACAGTGTCATTACTTTCCTGCGCGGTTTTACTCTGTTTTTCGCTCCCTTCAATCTCGATACCCGATAGCGGGGGTAGGCCTGTTGTGGGATCGGGTGTTTGTGCCGTGTCAAAATGGTACGTGATCTTCCAGGATGAACCGTGTTCGTCTTTAGTGGTTTTGACTTGTGAGGCAATGGTTTCGGTACCGGTATTGAGTTCATTGTAATTATGCTGAAAAGTTCCATTCTCTTTGAATTGATTAGAATGTAGAGAAGAAGAACGACAAGCACACAGCAGTATACCAACTGAAATGCAAGCAAAATAAATGATAAGGTGTACATGATGTTTCATTGTTTACGGTTTTGGCAAATTAAATCGGTACATTTCATGGTTTTTAGCTCTGTTATCAAACGATTGTTTTCGTTGATTTTCAAATCCATAGTCTCAATACGTTTGGATAATGTTTCAACTTTATTTTCCCAGCGTGCCTCACTATCTTCTTTATCCTGTTTGAGTGAGTTGATGTAACTTCTTTGATCGGTGATCATTTCCTGGTAGACATCCTGCATCGCTTTCATTGCATCAGCTTCTGCACGTTTCTTGGTGTATTTGATAGTGACAAATGCTGTGGCGGTTCCGACTAAACCGCCACCGAAGAGAAAGACCATGATATAATTTAGAATCTCATTCATCGCTTTTTTATTGCAAATGTATTGTGTACAAGCGCTTACGTAAAGGACAGAAAAACGGCACAATGTGCCGGAGCGGTATCGCATGTGCGATGATTTTTGAGGAGGGGGCAGCATATAAGAGAGAAAAAAAAGTTTGAGGCGAAACTTTTTCCGAGGGCGGTGCGTGGTCTTCCGACGGATAAAGGGGAAATTTTTCCCCTTTAAGACCCTTTTTTCTTTGTGAATCAGTATTTTATTTTTTTTGCCGTGGGAATCTTCTGAGATTTAAAATTGCGTTAACATAAATTATAGGTTTACGCTTTTTCTTCCCAAAAGTATCTCTTTGTTAACCCAATGCGGGTTGATTTTTGAAAAAATGATTCGGATGTCGGAAAAATAATTTTGAGACAAGAGAGCAAACGTCTGTATGTGATGTGTGATATTTATTTGTGGCATGTATTTAATGCACTGTTTTACAAGGATTTATGTTTTCGTGTATGAAAAAAAAGTGTTATATTTGTAATGTAATCAAAAGGGGATAGGGTTGCACTCCTATCACTTAAATGTTTAATTTTTAACGTAAAACAAAATGAAAAATGTATCGAGCGCAAAAAGCGCAGAGGCTAAAGCCGTAGTGTTAAGTAATGTAGCTAATAAGAAGAATGAAACAGCCCCTCTAATTGTGCTGCCATCCCTTCCAACCGAAGAAGAAACGAAAGAACAGGTTTCGGCCAAAGTTGAAACTCCCGTTCAAACTTCCAAGAAAGAGAGTTCTTCCGTAGTAGCCGCACCCAATAAGCGTCTAAGTATTGATGAACTGACCGATAAGGCGGAGCGTGTTTATCTGCTCCGTCAGAAATATCAAGAAGTGAGAGAAAAGCGGAAACAGCTTGAAAGCTTTACTATCTCACATGATAAAAATAATGCCCAACTTACTTTGGTAGACGCAAAAGGGCTTTCCATTTCTACAAGTAATCCCGTTGCAATTGGTAAGTTGCTATCTGATTGGATGTTAGATTTAAATAATCACTTGGCGAAAACCGAAGAAGAAATTCGTTCAGAATTGGAACGGCTAAATTAAAACAAAATCCCCCCTACATCGTTGCACCGATGAAGGGGGAACAAAATCAAACCGAAGTTTAATTTTTAACGTACTGCAAAGATGGAAAATATTTTTGATTCTGCAAAAACAATTCAAGAAAAACGCACAATATTAAAAGGTTTATCAAAGCCGCTTCAAATTTTGGTGAAAGAGGCTGCTATTCCTACGGTAAACGATGGACTGAAAGCGATATACGCACAGTCTGGTCATACCGAACTTAAAACGCTGAAACAGTGGAATAAGGAGGGCAGGAGTATTAAAAAAGGTTCCCATGCCTTATGCCTTTGGGGTGCACCTAAGAAAGTAGAGACGACCCAAGTAGAAGAAGCACAGGGAGAAGATAATGACCCAATGAATTTCTATCCGATTTGTTTTGTATTCTCAAATTTGCAGGTATATGAAAAACAATGATTTAACTACTTATGGGGAGTATTTGGAAAAGCTATCCCCAAAACACGGACGGGAAAAGGTATTTAATGACTTTCTGCAAATAGTCGTTTGTTGTCTCTCAATGGGACGTAAGGAAGAACTTTATTTCAAAACGATAAAGCCCTATGACAAAACAGAACTGGATTTGTTTTCACAGGCTTTTGCCGCACTTGTTATGCAGATGGACAGGCAACCACTGGTAGACCCGTTCGGAGACTATTTTCAAGAGTTTTTAAGCAACGCCCAAAACGGGCAGTTTTTTACACCGTTTGGGGTATGTGAATTAATGAACCAATTGATAACAGCTCCTAAAGTAAGTGATCAGCCTAAACAGGGAGATCGGAGGGTATTGGACCCTGCATGCGGTAGCGGAAGACTCCTTTTATCAGCAGCCCAAAAGGATAGAGCATTGACTTTTGTCGGGATTGATATCTCATATACCTGCTGTCTCATGACTATCATTAATTTGTGTCTGAACAGCTTAAACGGGGAAGTATTGCACATGAATGCCTTGACGGATCAATATTGGCATCGTTGGTTGATTATCGTTGATAGTGTAACCAAGATACCGACCGTTTATGAAGTGGAAGCCGGAATAATAAACCAACCGCCTGCATGTGCGGATGATTTAAAGCCTTTACCGGTGACAGGGATCATACAGCCGGTAAAAAACATGATTCCCGCCAATTTTGTACGTTATACCCCTAAATGTTAGCAATATGGAGAAAGTTTTGCAATGTGTCAGACTTCCGCAAAATGGTAAAGGCACAATCGGGTTTAATTTGAAAGGAGAGTATTTAAAAAAATACGGTTTCCAGTTAGGAGATAAAGTAAAGGTAGAAATCAGCAAAAATAAGATTGTTTTATTTAAGAAATGTGCTGGAATGATTGAAAAAGTGGCACAGCGGGCAGCAAAAGCACTCTGACAGACCTTGAGAGAGGGGGAGAATGCTTTTGCGTCGCCCGGCTGCGCCGGGGTGAAGCGGAGTCCGCCGATTACTCTTTTGGCAGAGGGGGCGGGATTTTAAACGCCTGAAATGGCGGTTGTTTGACGTAATTTTAGCAATTACGAAAAGCGGTATTTTATTTCCGATTGAGGAAAAATATTCCTCCGGTGCCGGTTCCCGGACGTGTGAAGTAGAAATTCATACCGAGCCATAATGTGTCGAAGGCATCCGTAACATGGGTTTTGTATTGATCCGGATTGTCCGGAGTATCGTCAGTACCTTCCGGAGCTTTGTCCTTCTCAAAACCGTTTTTACCCTGCTTAATACCGGTTTGCTCCATGGCGATCTTGAGGAACTCGTTTTGATAGAGATTGAAACGAATCCACAGGAATTGCGGATCACCTTTCAATGCGAGATCGATATTGAGGTGTTTCCATTCATGTTTGGGTGCCTGTCCGACATATACCATTGCAGGAGTGTACCGGTTCTCTTTGAATACACGTTCAATGATATCCGCATAGGTTTCTGTTGTGGAGCCCGACTCCCAGGTAAAAGTATGATCATAGTAGACGACTACATCGTGATTGAGCTTGGGACGGTAATAGTCAGCTATCTGTTGTACCAGGTCTCCGAGTTTGGATGGGGTTTTGACATAGAACGATTTGATGATTTTCATCGTATTCTCGTCCAGTTGTGCCACTACCGCTGTCGAGATTGACGCATTGGAGTCGAATGCAATATGCAGTTCTTTGTCAAAATCAAGGTCACCGTCTCCCAGGCAGCCGCAGGAACTCAGTTGCTTCCAATTACTTCCAAGATTCTTCAGCCTTCCGTTATCAGCCGGCTGATAGAAATGTATGCGGTCGTCCAGGGCACTATAAAAGCCATTGGGAACTTTCATCAGCCGTTCGTTCAGGAAGGCGGTACGCCATACCAACGGGGGAGAATCACGTTGCATCTGCCAAATGAAGTCTTCTCCCAGGACCTCAAGGTTATCAAAGACATCATATTCACCATAAAATACAGTGTATTCCCGTTTTTTCTTATCATTCGGTTTGAGTGCAGGCTGAAACTTCCGGGCTATGTCAAGATCACGTTGAAGTTCCCGGATCATCCGCATGGTGTGTTCGGTCAGCGGTTTACGTTTGTAATCCTGAAGTTCTTTATACAGGTTGCGAATGAGTTGGATATGTGGGGGCTGCATCTCTTCCTGTTTGTCGAGAATCCAACGTCCCATGGATGATCCGGGCATGTCCGTTGAGTAACATACGCTGTGATGGTGAGGACAGTGCCCGAAATATTGCCGGTTTCCCCTGTTGGCCGGATTGACCTCGTTCTTTATCTTGTCATAGGAAAGGAACTTTGCCTCCGGCCCTATCACCCAGTCAAGCGACATGGAGTTTGCGGACATCCCTTGATTAAAGGAAAGAATAACCATAACCGTGCCATTCCAGAAATGGAAAGCATTACTCCATCCGTCTCCGAGTACCGGACGGACAGGCTTGGCAAAGCCCATGGAAGGTGGTGCTTTATGGCCAACGACATAATGGATATTTTGAATGTATCCCCATTCGGCGAGTGCTTTACAGATAGCCGGAAGGGTATTTCCCCATGCCTTGGCATAGCTGGGAGAGATCATTCCACCCAATGAACCGGGCATTTCCCAGACGTTTCTGAGAATGAAGCGGGCGTCGATACCTTCTGACTTACCGGTACCACGCGATGCAACGATGTATTCGTCATGTGCGGCAATAGCCATTGCCTGGCGTTGCATTTTGTTGAAGAACTTCCGTATCACATTGGCCTGTTTCATCCGGAGTTCGTACGCCGATGGTATGGGAGAGGCTTGGGCTGTCATTCTTCAATATCCTCCTCTTCAATGGTTTGAATATCTGTCGCCTGTTTGGTCAACATATCTTTGCATAAGCTGCGGAGTTCCTGGCGGCGTTGCTCCAGATTGTCTATCACTTCAATACCCTCAAGTGTCGTCACATCGTCAGAAGGTTCAAAAGATGGGGGAATAAGCTGACCGAAGTCGAATGCGTCATCGTCTTTGTCGGAACGGGTGTATTTACCTATCTTGTCGAGAGCGGCGGCAGCTCCTTTAGCATCTCCGTTGTCGATAGCGAGTTGAAATGCCTTCTTTCCTCCTTCTACAATCATGTAGCGATACCAAGATTTGGCCGCTAACTGGATGTTACCGACCAGCCGGTTGATCATACCGATATCGCGATAGGCCTGTGATTGGGAAACAGGTTCCGCTTGCCCTCCACATCCGTGCATGAGAAAAGTAACGAGCTCCTGGTCTTCAATTAATGGGCTTTCCATTTTCTTACTAACACAAAGCATCATCCGATTCTTAATTTCCATCTCCTTTGGTGATAACTGGAGAGCGGATTCACCCCGATCTTTGAACAGGGAGCGTTCGATGCGGTCGTAGGTTGTGTCTTTTTTCGGCATAATTTAGTCGTTGATGATTTGTTCTTTCATGTATTTATCAGCAAGTGGCTCGGCCGCCGGACTTCCGGCCTTGGCTAACTTGATCACAGTTTTTCGGAGTTCGAATTTTGTTTGCAGGCGTCCCTGATGGTATGCTTCGTAGATAGGAGAATGATGATGATTTTTGCAAATATCACAGAAGTAGCTGCGTTCACCGGCAGGCAGCGAAATTAGAATGGCGATTTCTGCCGGAGGCAGCAGAGCTGCGGCCATCTCTCTGATTTGTTGCAAGGTTTCATCTGATAACTCCATTTCTATTCTAATATTTCGTAACTGATTGCTTGATTATATGCCTGCTCGAACATTTCCGAGAAGTAATTGAAATGCTTTCCGGAAGTGAAATAGAAGCCATTTTCCCAGCGGTGATTCTGGTTCAGGTTCGCGGAACCGGCAATACCGAACTGATATTTGTCATTTTCCACCAATAACACTTTTGCATGACAGGAGTCAATCCGTATGCGTGGTGTGATGTTGGAGGCAAACAGTAACAAGTCAAGCTTGTGCCGTTTTACCGTCGTATCGAGCAGGAGGGTCAGACCTGTAATTTTTTTATCATCGGCCAGGAAGAAGAGAGGGCGTAAACTGTCCTCTGAGATACTGAATGTAGCGATCCTTATATCCGCCGGTCCGATTTCAGATAAAAGAGAGGGCAACACTTCATGTATTGCCCAGTCTCCTTTGTGCATGAACGGTTCGATAGAACCGGGACACAAAGCCAAAGGAAAGTTATCCTGAAACCTTTTCACCTTGTTCTGCCGATAATTCTGCCGTTAAAGCGGCTAATTCAGTTTCGTATTTAGCAATCCGGTCGAGTGCGTTCTGCAGAACAGCCTGCTTTCCCTCTTTCCCGGCCCTCTCTGCGGCTGTTTTGCTGTTCGTAATGTTCTGCTTCAGACGTTTGATCTGACGGGCTATTTCGAAGCCTCTGACCACTGCATTTTCACTATACTCAGGACGTTTAGCATCAAGCTCTAAGGTTGCCTGTTTGCCCTCTGCGTAATCGTCAATCTGTTTCCAAAGTTTGCGACGTTCGTCGTCCAACTTGCAGAGTTCTTCTGCGAGGGGGTGACGTTCCTCTGCCGGGATATTCGGATTCGCAATATCATTATGGAGACTGGCGTACAGGGGAGCGATCTCTTTGATACGGGCGTATGCTTTACGTAAGGCAGGAGTGAGGGATTCTTCTGTTACGATCTTGACGCCCGGAGTGTTCAAGGCATCCAGTTCGCCCCGGATAGCGGAGAGCTCTTTCATTTTCTCCTCGAACTCTTCATTTAAAGCTGAGAGTTCGTCAGCATGATTTTCCGTGTCACTCTCAAGTTCGCTGATACGGTTATGCAGTCCGTCGATCTCCTCTTGGAGGCGGTCGATTGCCTCTTTCCGGATATCGGTTTCTTGAGTCCGTTGTTCGTCATTCAGTGTTTGAACGATCAGGATCTCTTCGAATGCAGCCGGGTAAACAGAAGGAGCATCTTTTATTTCCCTGGCTATTTTAGTCAGTATATTGACTAATTGTGTAAAGTGGGGATCGAAAATGTGAGGATTCTCCGGTGCCTGGGAAAGATAGTTCCCATAGCTGCTCTTGGTGTTTGCCTTTGCTAAAGCGTTAAAGAGTTCCATACCGTCAGCGTAGGTACGCTGACGGTTTGACAACCATTTTTCTAACTGTTCGTTTCTTGTCATAAAATATATGTATTATGTTAACCTCCGGGACTTGGAGCCGGTTTTAGGCCTGCAATGACTTCCATGTCGATTGGTGTTCCTAAAACAACAGCCGATTCATTTGCGTCACAAGTGGCTGTATAGGCAGTTCCCCGCTGATCGGCGGCGAGCTTACCACCATCAAAGGAGGGTGATACATCGGCATACATGCCCGGTTTACCCATCAGGAATTGTTGGCCGTCGGAATCTTCGAAGACGAAGTACCCCGGAGTGTTCTTGACAAGTGTACTGAAAGCATGCATTCCCGGAGTATTGCCGGGAAAGAAAAACTCTAAAGTCTGCTTAAAAGATTTTCCGTCCGTTTCGCCTTGAATTTCCGCTTTATAACCTACTTTCCCTTTTGTGGAATACAAGTAAATCGGCTGAGTGTAGGTTCCGCCACTTGGAAAAGTGAATGATCCTGAAGCGGTAATCAGGTCCTCATTCGTAGTAGGCTTTACCGGAATCATTGGTACGGTTGAAGGAGCGTCATACGGAATAAAGAGCAGCCGTCCTTTATAACCTCCCATGTTGTTTTGCCCGATATTCCATTTTAACGGGGCAAATGCCGGACCGGCAGCCAGAACGGTTAAACCGTCTGATGTCAGAAGATGATGGCTGATCCAGTTTCCGGTATCCGGAATGGCCGCTTGTACTTCCGGAAACAAGAACAGGCAGCAGATAAGCAGGCATGAAATGCAAAGAATAAATCGTTTCATAATCAGGTAATTGTTTAGTTTATGTAGGGGAAGGTAAGACTCCCTTCCCCGGATTAGTTAAGTATAGGCTCCGGTAGCGGTGGCTACTTCACCGGCAACAACTGTAACCTGTGTATTTGCCGGTTTGGTCTTGCCATCGGCATCAGTGAACTCGATGGTGTATTTTCCCGGAGGAAGTCCAATGATGCATTGGCCGTTACCGCGTTTGGCAACTTTTCCCTGGATACTCCATTGGCCTTTGTCGGTGCCGGTGATGGCTACCTGCACTCCACCGGTTTTACAATAGTCGCCGGCCAGGTCGAGAGATTCGTTCTTCTGCTCGTTACAGCGGAAGACTTTCTCATGCCAGTCATTGATACGTGTATCGTATCCTGCCTGCAACCAGAACTGCCATTCGTTCGGGTCCTCGTAAATATCACGTATCTGGCAGAATTTAGAAGCCGCTTGAGTATTGAACGCCACGTCTATGTTACCAACTTTCTGAAGGGTCAGCCGGGAACCTTGGCCTAAAGCTTCGTGGGAGGAGACAATCAGGTTCGGACACATGGCGTCTTCCCGCAAGAGTTCAAGCATGCGTTGCATGGAAGGATATTCCTGCATGCGTAACTTATTACGTAATGCTGAACGGGCAGCTTTCAAAACGGTTTCAGCACACAAAAGCTGTGGTACACCGCCTATTGAAGAACGAAGGTAGGTGTTTGCCCCTCCGATCCATTCCACCAGATTCTCGTAAGCTGCATAATCTGTATCTGATGTTGGCGCGGCAAACTCTCCGGAAATAGCGAAATTACCACGGGCCGCATTTACATCGCCACGAGTGATCAGCATGTCCATCTTGGTATAAATACCATCGAAAGCCCCGCCGGGTGAGTTGGAATCTTCATCCCGTTCGGCAGAGAACAGGCTATATACGATATCTTCCAGATGCGAACGTACCAGGGTAAATGCAACCTTGGTTTCCATCGGATGTTTTTTTGTAGTGTTGCTTACCGGAGTGCCACCGATGATCAGCAGTTCGTTATCATCGTACTTCTGGGAGTTTTCTTTGGTGATGCAGACAACATCTTTTGGCTCGATGACTGAGGGTTCGTAACCTAAGAGTTTATCGACCAGTCCGAAGTTCTTTCCGATTTTATACGATTGCGTACCACCGGCACGACGACGCTCGTTGATACGTGCGTGTTTGCCTTGCAGGTCCATAACATTCAGCTTCAGTAGGTTTGCCACTTCGGTGAGGGTGGCAAACGGCAGCGCACGAAGTGCCTGGTCATAAATGACCAGTGCTTCGTTCAGTTTAGAGACATCAATTAGTTTATTTGCAGCCATTTGAATAGACTTTTTAATAGTTAAAGTTTAGGTTATTAATACAGGCCCTCAGCTTTTAATTTCTCGGTGATGGCTTGATAGTTTCCTGCGTTCTGGTCACAAAAAGCAGATAACTCTTCCTGGGTTCCGCTACCTTCAGGCTCTTGTTCAGGAGTCAGACCGGCATGCCCCGGTGTAGGACCGTTCTTCAGATTCTTCACTTGCTCTTCAAGTTGGGTGATTTTAGAATCCTTCTCAGTGATAGAGTTCTTGAGAGTACTGATCTCGTTATCCTTGCCGGATGTAGAACCGTTCAGCTCTGTAATCTTCGCGTTGGCAGAGTTAAGTTTCTCTTCAATATCGGTCTTAGCCTGTACAAGAGTAGCGTTCTCTGTCTTTAATCGTTCCATTTCAGCATGGATAGAGTCCAGGTTTTCAGCAGACAGTTCGGTGGTTTCCGCTTTATCTTTTGAAATTCCCAGGAAAGAGAGGAAGCCGGTCCATGATGGTTTGTAATTCATTGCCTTTTCTTTTGGGATTGTTAATGCTGGCACAATATTCGTGTCCATACCCGCTGCCAGTAAAACGGAGGAGGAACGGTCGTATAAGCGCACAGCATGGGAATTGGCCGGGATATCCACGATGGAAGCCTCCATGATTTCTGCTTTGGTAACAGTTTCGCGTGTTTGTCCCGGAAGCAGATATTCTTTTTCGGAGGATGTGGCCAGGATACGTATACCAATACTTGCGGCCCGTAAGGTCCCTGCTTCGTATTTCGCGGCAATGGTCTTCGATAAATCGTCTACCTTGTCGAAAACAGGAATAGCAGAAAGCACGTCGTCCTCTATCTTGATATCGTCCCAATATCCGATTGCTTTGTAATCACACCATAGGGGTGATCCTTCATCACGGAAATGCCCATACAGCATCACCGGGTTGTCAATGAAAGCTTCAAGAAGAAGTCCAGCAGTAAGAACCCGGTAGCCGTACCGGTTGAGTGATGAATCTGATAAGATGATGCGTTTTTGGCTCATTGCACTTATTTTGTTGCAATGATACGGCTATATATAATGATGTCGAAGGACGGTTATAACTCTGTAACAGGTAGTGGAGGATAGGCGCCTTTTCCGGAAAAAGTGGCTTCAATTCCGGAGAGGTCGGAGGCCTTGGTTCCTGTTTTCTCTATCACGGTTCCCAGAAGCGGGTACTCTTTACTTCCATACAATCGGATATTGCCATTCGCATCCTTGCATCTTACTACGCAACCACGTACATTGATAGTCCGCAGGATGTGAAGTTCTGAATCTGTCAGTCCTGTGCGTTTCAGGCGGATGGTAAGGGTTTGTTTGTATAGCGTACCGGCCTGAGTGTCGTCCGCTTCCACATCTGGAGAAACTCCCATATAGGTGATAGGCAGGTTTCTCCAGGTATTGGGCCGGTGAAGGCTGATAACGGCTGAGTGATTGATGACTGAAAATAAACTTATTTCATCCGTGAACAGGAAATCTGCCTGAATGACTCCTCCGATATTGTTTGTATTCATATTCTGTTGATTTACAATATACTATCTGTGATTCTCTCTTTTCGAACATTTTTCACTCAAAAAAAGGACATTTAACTACGCTTACTCGATGAATTATTCTCGCTTTTTATAGCTCCTTTTTTCTTTTCTCCTCACTTTTGCCCTCCAACGCTGGTAGTGTTTGAGAAAAGCTTCTTCCGTAAGAGAATCAATTCCATATCTGCGCATGAAGAATTGCACTCCATCAATGTATTTGATTCCATACCGGTGCTTCTGTTCGTCCAGGTATTCATGCAACTCCGCCCACATCATCAATTCTATTTTCCGGGAAATGATTACCTGGGAGCGAAGCCCTAAATAGTTGTAGGTCACTGGGGATTTGCCTATACTTCGTTCAGGCAGACAGATTTCTAAATTACCACGATCAACCGGAGCTTCCGACGGTCTCTTCTGAAGAAGGTCGAATATCACGTGATAGATATTCAGGTTATCGGGAAAACGGACCGGATCAGAGGTCAGGTTACAGTATTTGCCGCGGATATACTCACATAGATGCGGAGGAACTTCGATTTTGGTAGTTATCATTTAGGTCATAGAATGGTTTACGCTAATATACAAAGTTTTGCGGACATAAGCAAGACTTACCGGAACAAACTAATCCCCCTTGCAAAAACGGTACTCCTTTTTTGTGCAATTGTGTAAATCGTGCAGCCTGATTGTATAATGTACTGATTATAATCGGTTTATACCCGTACAAAACATGGTACGTTTTTGTACGATTGATATGTTCTGCGTACAAAATGCAGTTTTGTGCAATTTAGTACGAATCGTACGTTTTTGTACGAAATTTGTGCTATGTTTAAATATTTGATTTATAGTGTAATAAATACCGAATTGCACCTGTCTGCACGAAAGCACAAAAATATTCTATATTTTTAAGGTAGTCTCTTTTACAGAAGAAAGAAAAAATAAAAATAATATATAGACACCTCGTTGCCGGCTTTACTTCGTCTCAGGCACAGTTGTTCAAAACGTTCTTCTAAGCAAAAGGGGGTAAAGGGGGAACGACGGAAAAAACAAAGCCGCGATACGCTGATGCGTACCGCGGCCGGATAAATGCTCCGACTTGTGCTATCGCAAATCATTCGGATAAAACACTTGAGATACCAACTCGTACTCACGGGGCAGTGACTTCACACCTACACAAACACATATACCTCTTGCTGCAAGCTCATACAACCGTTGTGTTGTGACGATAGAACCCCGGAAATGATAGTTACTGCAAAGCACAAAATATGCAGTTGCCAGATCAAAGGAATAAATGTCCTTGCTTATGATCTTGAGTGCATCGGACGGAATCTTGGCAAAACCTAAACGGACGGCCAGGCGTGCGATCAACTGCTCACGCTCGACGGGATCAGGAGATATGACTACGAATATTTTATTCTCTTTTTTTATCATTATAATGTTGTGTATATCAAATAAAAGACGTATCTTTACAGGGTAATAAATTGGGATAATATACTCCTATCGTCGTGAGTAGAAATGAACCCAGGATTTGGATTTTACGAACTTCGCGCACCGGCGAATAATTGTATAATCATCCGAAAACTCAAGTAATGCATCCGTCAACTCTTTCTGTTCCGTCTCTTCCTGAATAATCCAACATGCACACTTTATAAACAAGTCATAGGAGGACGCCTCACAGTGATCCATTACACGAATACTTCCGCATTCCGGAATGCTATCCAGCAGCAGATACACTGCGTTATAAAAGCGATTAAAGCGCTCCGGATTCTCTTTGTATACGGATATCAATTCGTTAATATTGGTCAGTTTAAAAGAAGATAGGTTCATGGCATGTCATTTTATGGATTATAACTCAATTTCTGCTCAGGTTCCGGAGGGAGTGGGGGAACATCCCGTTTGGGATCGAGCATTTCAATACTTTCGGCTACGATTTCAGAAACGGTTCTTTTCTGGCCGTCATTTGTTTCATACTTCCGGGTTGTGAATCTGCCTTCAATATACAGTTTGCTCCCTTTGTGGGTGTACTTCTCAATGGTTTCCGCCAATCCCCTCCAGGCTACGACGGGTATCCATTCGGTTCTCTCCGGAATCGTTTGACCGGCTTTGTTTGTATAAGCGCGCTCTGTACATGCAATGGAAAATTGGGCTACTTTGATACCGGTTTCAGTGGTACGGACCTCGGCATCACGTCCCATGTTGCCGATAAAAATACATTTGTTTACACTCATTGTTTTTATGTTTAAGTTAGAAAACGAGTTTACCTGTCGGTTGTGGTAATCGGCTATTATCTTCTTCCGGGATAGGTTGGGCTCCGGTTCCTACCGTAAAGTACTCTACACCTCCGGATTTATCATCTACAACTGCCTTCCCGTCCTTATCGACTTGAAAAGGTTTCCCGGTTATACTGTCATATTTGTGAGGATTGAATACATAACCTTTCCATGCACAATACATTATAAATTTCTTCTTAAATGCGGTTGGTGATACAAACTTTCGTTGCTGATTGTCGTATTGGCAAAATGCGTCATATAAATCTTTCCGGGGTAAACGGACATTGAGATGCTCTTCTCCGGAGAAGTATTCATCAGCCCAGGAGATGAGGGTTTCACCCATTTCCTGACGCAGCTTTCTTTGCTCTAACCTTTCGCCGGGAGCTTGGACAACGCCATAAGTCAAATACAATTGGACGCAATTGGCCAGCAGGTTCCAGGTAAGATTCCATTGTTCAAAATCCCACTCCGAGAAGAAGAGGACCCCGAAGTCGTCAACCGGCTTATGGGTATCGTTATAGAAATCGGAGAATGCAAGCAGCCACTGGCGGTCCGTGTAACTTGAACCACTGCCACGGATGGCATGGTTGGTAGCAATATACATTTTGGGTGATCGCGCAAATGGTAAAGTGATCCTTCTACCTCCTTTATAATTTACTGACCAATCCCCGGTAATGTTGGGGAACAGAAATTCAAAGTTGAAGTTTTGTAACACGTCGTCAATAAAAACGAGTTTAGTGTTTTCCTGAATGTCATTCCATACAAATTGATCATTAAAAAGATCAGAGCGTTTTCCGGGAATATAGGCTGTAGGAATGATATTACGCATCAATTCCCCTACAAGTGATTTCCCGGAACGGCCGTTACTTTCTCCTACTTCAGATTGCTTGCCATCCATGCCGATGACAGCTCTGGCCACATTATTGTCTTTCGCTTCCATAACCATGTATCCGATTGCACACAGTTTACTAAGGAGATGGATACGATTTTCATTCTCTTCTTCCGGCTCTATTTCTTCAGCAGATTTTCGCCAGGTAAAGTTACTGGTGTTGATCAGGAACTGGAGGTAATGGGATTTCTTACCGGCCTCTGAAAGTTCATAAGTAAATGTGTTGTCTTGCCGGCTAAAAGTAACCAACGGTTTACCCAGATATTTGGCCGGTGTCATTTTACGTTGCTCTTCCCAGATGTGGTGTGTGATATTCTCGTAACCGAGTTCGCTTACAGAGTCTCTTGTGACCAGCCAGCAATTTTTATCAAAATAGAAATACTGGGATTCCCGGTTGGGCTTAACGAAATTGGGCTGAATGAACTCAAGCAGGGATAACTTGTCCGGACCCACATATTGAGACACGCCTTTAATCAACATTTCATTTACCTCAGTCTTGCAATTATGCTTGGCAAACTGAAACAGGTAGTCACGGGCATCAGAGGCATCGATAGCACGAACGACAGGCGGTTCAAGGTGAATGAACTGATAACTCTTATCAATTCTCCGAAGACGTCCGAATCCTCTGTTTTGCAAGAAGTTTTGTGAGTTGACATAGCAGAACTCATATTCAATACGTTCATTTTGGCTACGATCATATTTAGTGACTTCTCTCCAGAACTTTTCATCATCGTCAAAAGGTTGTGCCAAGATTACTTTTCCATGTTCGTCGAATTTCCATCGATATCGGCCGAATAGGAACTCCGGCAGGTTACGCAGGAGGTCGGCATGACGCTCGGCAAAGACTTCATGAGAGTGGAGTCCCCATAATTCTTGCAATTTATGATCTGTCCAGGTAGTTACCTTGAACATCTCAATGTATTTTCCCAAACCTTTCTTTTCATTGCAGGCAAACTCAATATCGGCGGCCAGTTCTTCTTCCTTTCCGCGCAGAGAATTTGCGAGCAGATCATCAAGGCCTTTGTCTCCTGCTTCGTTCTTATTAATGTGTCCGACGAATATTTCAACGAAGATGTTCCGGTTCTTGAGAGAACGCATATATTCTTTGAAATTTTTTGCTGCATAGAAAAAACAGCGGGGACGCTTTTCGACCTGATCATTGATCCGGATATTGGAGCTGATATCGTCCCAGTCCGAATCAAAGATAAAAGCAACCTCTTGTACCTCACAGGTAGAGATGATTTTCACCAGGTCTTCCGGAAGGGCACCGTAAAGACCGAGATTCTGTATACCGCTGACTGCGATTGAGGGGATACCGTGCTTACATGCTTTCTCCGCTTTCTTTTCACCTTCCTGAATATAGAGACGGGGTATCTTTGTCTTTGACTTATAGAGACTGCGTATGCGCTCCGGAATATAGATCGGAGTACCGCTGCCACGCGGGGATTTGTATTTGTAAGGTTTACCCTCTTTATCAAGGTGGGCATCCGGAAACTGCCATCTGATACGATAATATTCTTGAGGAGTACCAACGTCCCTTCTTTTATTATCTTTCCGGGTGAAGACAACCGGCATTCCTTCCAGATCATAATATTCAATGATGACATCATCTCCCTTAGTGGTTAACATTCCTCGTTCATCAATGGTACCAGGACGGAAAGTACGTTGTTCGAATATACTTTGTGTATCTCCTGTCTTATAGACCTTTGCTGTGACATCCTCAAAGGTAAGACCTGATTCTGCCAGCATCCTGGCACAATAACTGTCGACATCGATACCTTTGGCAGCCTTGCTGCCTTTTTTCATCTTTTTTGCCGGCTGTTTCTTGATGGCCGGACGTTGATCGGGAATGACATTGAATTTTTTGGCAAGGTAGTCAAGAGCATCATTGAAGGTCATTCCTTCAGCGGACATTAAGAAAGAAACCGAATCTCCACCTTTCAATTCATTGCATCCAAAGCATTTAAAGATTTGTTTGGCCGGACTAATTGAGAGTTTCTTTGCGGCTTTGCACCGGGGACAATCGCAATTGTAATTCACTCCGGAGCGTTTGAGTTCATGGAAGTCTTGCGCAACATCAAGCAAATGTCCTGTGGCAGCATCTTTGATACGTCTTATCTCATCATCATTAAAATACATAGTTCAAGGGATTAGTTACATGATCAGTTCTGTTTCATTGATTCGGGGTCAAATGAAACCATTTACAATGGATTGGCAGAGGACTGTTTATGGGAGATCGTACTCTTCAGTAACGGATTCGTTTATCACGCTTTGCAGAAGCTCCGGATCTTCATAGAGGAAGAGGACTTTAACCATACCGTCCTTTACAACTCCCATTTCCATCTCAATTTCCAAATTGTTTTCGTGGACCTTATCTACGATCCGGTCTACGACTTGTTTGTCTAATTCGATTATATCTTTAAACATAGGTTTTCCTTTCTTTATTTTTGAGAGTTATTACTTTCGTCTGTCATTTTAGTTATAAATAAGTCCAATGCTTTAACGCATTTGTCTGGAAGCTGCTTCGCTGTTTCATTCTGTCGCAGATAATCAATAGTCCCTCCAATACCTATGATACAATACATTTCTTCGGTACTTGGTAGGAACGTCAAAATCAGCGTACATATCGCTATAATACTTCCAGCTATTTTTCGCGACCTATATCTTTCTTTATCGAGGGAATCATTTTCGTCATCATTCATAAAATGGACAATAAGTACGATAAGTAGCCATATAACAGACCATGTTAATGCTATTATTAAGACACATTGAATATTATCCAATCTTTCAATCCAGTACATCTCTTTCATCTTATTTATGGGTTTTATAAAGCCGCCCAAGGCCATTTGATTTCTTTTTAAATTTGTTACGAATTAAAATGCTTGATAAGTTCTTCGGCTGTTGCTTTGTGAGTTTTTGAGTAGTCGAATTTAATTAACTGAAAATACTCTTTTAGTTCAAGTTTTTAGCCAAACAGCATCGGGTTTAGCTCGTAGTTACTTATTAAAATCTCTATCTTACGTTTCGCCTTCGTTAGATTGGCGACTTTGAGAGGCATATCTATCTTTTCTACGTGCCATTTATTCACAGCAACGAAGTATCGTTTAATGCCAGCTTTCCAAAGCATCCCCATCGCATCCGGCTTTGTTATTTGCCGTTCAATAAGCGGGAACAGTGGCTTTGTATCTGGATATTGTTGTTTTAACCGGATGGCACGGTTTATTTCTTTAGGGTCATAATCAAAGCCCCAAACTTGCCCGTCCCAACTTCCAAGCTCTTTTTCCAATTTGTACCTGACTTGCTTCTTCAATTCAAATGTGCAAGCTGCTCCAGTAGATCCATTGATATATCGCTTCTTCCGTAATACGTCAGATACGCAAGTATATTTATCACTTCGGATAGTATGGATGGGCTGACCGTACCACTTTTCGCAATCAGACAGAAAACGGGCGTTGTCCGGGTGACATGAACCAGTTTCTATGTAGTAGAGCCGAACGTTTTCATACAGGCTCAATGCTATTTTACAAGCGACTGCGGAGGTTACACCGCAAGAAAACCATGCTATTATCATATTTTTCACTATCTTTGCCCTGTCCAAAAATGGCTATGGGGACATTAAACATTAAGCCTAAAATCTTTAAACTTATATTTATGAAAAAGTTTAAAATTAGTGCTTAGCAACGCTCTCGCCTACAGAGCGTTGCTCAAAAGGCATTCAAATTCTTTTTGAAGTAGGTCGTTGCAGAACTGGTTAAAGAACTTATTCAGTATCTGTTTTAAGATAAAAAAGTAAGTG